CAAAACCAACAGTCGAATCAACATTGATTATTGTAGCATCTGCAGGTACTGCATCTAAAACTTTTGTATTACCTGGTACAGTAAATACACCTTCAATGAGATCACGATCACTAAATCCAACAAATAAAGCAATTTTAAAATAATTTTTTCCATCTCTTTTTATAATTTCAACTTCAGAAACAGATGCGTTAGTGGAAGTATCAGTTGATTTAAATATTGTTTGTCCAGTTAAGTTCTGTGGTTCTCCAGTTGGTGTAATTAAGTCAGCTACAACTACTTCTCTTCTTATAAATTCAGCATCAGAAGGTTTTATAAGATTTCCTTCTAAGTCAAGAACCCTTGCTTCAACACCATATAAGACTTTAAATAATATCCTTACGGATTCTTCAATACCTTTTGATTGATAAAATGAACGAGCAAACTTTGCAAAATTACCTGCATCTAAATCATCTGCAAAATCGTTGTTTTCTAAACCAGGCAAAAAAGTTTTCTTAAACTTTCTAAAGAACTCTTGAAGAAATAATACAGATAGATTTGTTAAAGATGAACCTGTTACGTGTGATGTTGCTGATGTATCTTCAAATTTTAAACTTTCTCTATTGATTTCAAGTAACGAAGAAGATATACCAACATTATATCCAGTAATACCACTAAAACCACGAATACATCCTGTGAATGTTGTAGAGGTTATACCAGTATAAGAAATTATTTCATCATCTATCTTAAGTAATCCATATTCAGAAGGAAAACCTTTAGTACTAGGAACTGTAATAGTAGTGTCAGAAGTTGATATTCCTGATAAAATTGTAGTGACACCAACTATTACTTCAGGAACTAAATTATCTACTTTTAAATATTGATCAAAATTACTTATTAAATCAGTTGTTCCACCTTGAAACTCTTGAGAGATATAATACTGTTTTAAAAACTCTGTAGCATTAGGAAAATCAGATACCACAAACTCAGGTAACTGATTTTGAATAATCGTATTGACTTGTATTCTTTTGTCAATTTGTGACATAAATTATTTCCTCTCTAAATCTCCATTAGAGTAACTTGATGTATAGTAATCTCTTGTAAACACCACACCTGAAACATCTTCACCTGAAGCAATTACATCCTTAATAGTATTTATTGTGCTTTTCGATACGTCAAAATTAAGATATAAGTCCTTCAATCCTACAACATCGTTTGATTCTGGAAATGCTTGAACTTCAATTATGTTATTTTGATTTACAGTTGAGGTTATATTGATAGTGTTTAAAATTACTTCTCCTTTTTTGTAATCTACAACCCCTGCATCTTTAACTATAACTCTCTGCTCACCTTTATTATTTTTAGTTACCACACTAAGTGTTCCCATATTACTTCCATCCAAGTTACCAGCAGAGGTTTTATTTGGCACATCGGTAATATATGCAGTATCATTAAACCCATTAATGGTAAATCCTGTACTTTTTATATTATAACCAGCTGGATTGATATAAAATTTATTACCAAAACAAAGTTCATATTGTGCAAATTGATTTAATAGTGCCTTCAAGTCTCTTCTTATGATAACCTTTGTAATGTTTGATGTGATTCCATTATCGAGACGATCAATAAGAGTCCCTACTTTACTATATTTAAATCTACCACCAAACTTATTCAACTCAACATTTTGAGAATATTCAGTCAATCCTGCTATAACTAAACTTCTTAAATTTGCTGGTGAAGCAATTTGTGATGTATTATAATATATGGTTGATTCTACTTCCACATATAGTATCTTCAAGTCAACTATTTCAGAATTTATACCAGCGATAGAGTAATTCTTTAATTTGTTTTTAATTTGAGATTTATCAAAATCAGATACAAAAGTACCATTTTTAGGTTTGATACTAATCTGAACTTTACCAAATTGTGGTGGATCTAATTCCTCTCCACCTATTACAGCAACAGACTCAGTTTGAGGAAATATTGTTGATATAATTGCTTCATAATCTCTCGGTGTAACTGCTCTATATTGTGCTGAGTAAAGTCTTGGAGCAAAGTACTTAATAGAAGACACATCTTCAACTTCAGCACCGTTAGAAGCGTTTGAAACAGTGGTTACAGTAATACTGTCAGAGGGTGTAAATATTGTTCCATCACTTTTTGTAAATGTTCCTTGAAAACTAAAGTTTGATGCACCGTTGCCAGTTTCACCATCAGTCACAATATATTGTACGGTAATAATAGATTGATTTTCTAATTTTCGACCAAACAATCCATCGCCAAATAATATTTCATATTTCTGATCTTGAACTTCTTGTGAAAGGAATATTTCTGAATTTTTGTCGATATTTAATATATTATCCACCATACTATACTTTCTACCAATACTAGTATCTAATGGACCTGACACATATACTCTTATTGTCGAACTATCAATATTAGGACTATCAATTATAAACCTTTGATCTTGTGATGTATCGACTCTGTAAACTCTTTGAAGAAAAGTTCCTTCATAAATTGTAATTGGTTCATCAAATTGTGCAAAAGAAGTCCCCCCAATATCAACTACTCTCGTTGAGGTTATATTTTCTGGAAGTGAAAAACGATATGTTGTATTTTCTGAACTACCTACACATACGAGACCCTCACGTAGTCTCAAGAATTTTGTAGTACTATCATTTGTTGCACCAACATTTACATCACTAATACGAATGGATGCTGTTGCAGCGGTTTTTGAACGGGGTACATACCCTATATTTCTTGCTAAAGATATAACATTCTCTCTTATAGTTGCAGAATCTAAATATGACTCATTTGCAACTAAGTTTGCATTAAATGAATTGATATATGTATTATAAGCTAACGCATCAATAATAACAGAAAAATTAGACCCTTCAAAATCAAAATCACTAAAATTAGAGTTTGATCGTAAAAAATCTTTAATTTGTACTTTGATTTGATCAAAGTCTAAACTTGTAAACTGTGTAAAGGGCATATTATCTCGTTGGTTCTAATATAAAGGTAAATGATTGAGTCGGAAGTTGTAATCCAATAATTTCAAAGAACACAGTTACAGAAATAAAGTTATCATCAGGATTTGCACTAACTTTAACACCAACATTAGTAACTCTTGGTTCAAAGTTTGCTAAAACTTGACGCACTTCATCCTCAATTATCATAACAGTTGTTCGATCAAAGTTGTCAAATAAAGAATCACGTATACTTGTACCAATCAGAGAGTTAAAAAACCTCTCTGAACGTATAGTTTCGACTAAATTTCTCACTGATCTTATGATTGCTCGTTCATTAGTAAGCACAGGAAGGTCTTTCGTCACTGGATGTGGTGAAAACGAAAGACTAATATCCTTAAATGCTCTTGATTTACGAGTAATCGCCATTATTGATGCTTTTAGATTTATTTATACCCTATCTTGCATAATCATTCATTACATAATCATTGCTATCAAAATATTCAAGTACCCAAAAGGCAACACACCGTGGATTTTTTGCTCCACAAGTGAAAATATCGAACGAAACACACCCTTTTTCTGGCCAGGTGTGACAAGAAAGATGACTTTCACCTAAAGTTAGGTTACAAGTCACTCCTTGAGGTTCAAATTGATGTGTGTAAGTGTTTAAAACCTGTACTCCTTCAATTTTACAGGCATCAACGCATACTTGTTCGATTTTTTTCGCATCATTTAACTTGTCAAAGGGCACATTATACACTTCAACGAGTAAATGTGTGCCCATATGAGCGTTTTTTACGTGTTTCATCCTAATTCTGGTTCAATATTGATGTCTACATTACCTGTTATTGAATCAAACGGTTTTCTTTCCTCTTTTTCTTCGACTTCATTGCGTTCTTTTGCTGTTTTCCAGAAATAATTCTCTTCTGAACCCAATCCATCACGGTCATGACCGTTTTCAACTTGATAATACACTGTTGAAACCTTAAAATCGGGTACTTTTGGTGTTTCTGGAGTAATACTGTTGTCGTAAATCCTCATTCTGTTGTTTGGATAGAGACAAAACTGCCCATTATCCAGTTCAAGAAGGTTATGAGACTTATGTTCGGCAGGTTGTTCACTTGTTGAGTAGTCAACAGCGTCTACACTGTCGTGATAGTTGTCCAAAGTGCAAATATAAGTGCCTGTTTGGTTGCCAAAGTCTCTTGTATACACTTCATAGTGCATTGAACCGATAAATTGCTTCTGAACAGCGACAACTCCATAGTCCATACAGTTCCAAAACTGTAAATTATGAAGAGTCATATCAGGGTCAGGTATCTCTGGAGATGATAAAAATGCCGAAATGGGTAATTTATCAAACATCGCAGCATATTCGGGTAAATAAGTCTCAAAATAAAAGGCACGACCAGGAATGCTCTTGGCCGATACCCATACTCCTTTTACAA